TGTTGAAGTTTGGACAGGAAATAATTGGTCTGCTGTTGCTGATAACAAATCCGCATATACACTAAGTTATTTGGTTGTTGCTGGCGGTGGTGGCGGTGCTTCAAGATGGCATGGCGGTGGCGGTGGTGCTGGTGGATTAAGAACAAATTGGGGTTCAACTTCTGGCGGAGGTTCTCCTGCTATTTCAGAAACACAATTAGTTGTAAATCCTGGAGAAGTTTATACAGTAACGATTGGTGCTGGTGGTTCTGGAGGTGCAGCTGGAGCAAATTACATTGGTGCATCTGGAAGTCCTTCTAGTCTTTCTGGTACAGCCGGAACAATAACATCAATTGGTGGTGGTTTTGGAGGAACATATAGTGATCCTTCTCAACCAGCACATCCAGCACAAGGTGCTTCTGGTGGATCAGGCGGTGGAAACGGCGCTAATTATCCTGCACCATCAACTGGCGGCGCAGGAACATCCGGTCAAGGATATCCTGGTGGAAAAGGCACAGCTAATCCAACTCCATCTGGTCAAGGCGGTGGCGGTGGTGGTGCAGGTGCTGCAGGTTCAGATGCACCTCCTGTTAATGGTGGAACTGGAGGAGTAGGAGTTCCTGTTAGTATTAGTGGTTCTGGTGTTTTTTATGCTGGCGGCGGTGGTGGTGGCGGATGGAATGGAACGCCAGGATCCGGCGGAAATGGAGGAGGTGGACCATCTTCAACATATGCTTCAGGAACCGGATTTGGTGGAACAAATAAAGGCGGTGGCGGTGGTTCTGCTTCAGATGCATCTCCAGGTCAAGGAAATCCAGGTGGTTCAGGTGTTATTATTATTGCGTATGTTGGCGGCCAAAGGGGAGCGGGTGGAACTATAACATCTTCTAATGGTTACACTATTCACACCTTCACATCATCTGGTACATACACAGCTTAAGGAATAAATTACAATGGCACATTTTGCAAAAGTAGTTGATGGAAAAGTAGTTCAAGTTATTGTAGCTGAACCAGAGTTCTTTGTAACATTTAAAGACACTTCTCCTGGCAACTGGATTCAAACCAGTATCAATACAACTCATGGTGTTCATCGTTTAGGTGGAACACCATTAAGAAAGAATTTCGCTTCTGTTGGTTATTCATATGATAGTGTTTTGGATGCTTTTATTCCACCACAACCATTTTCAAGTTGGACACTTAACGAAGAAATCTGTGATTGGGAACCTCCAGTAGCAAAACCAACTGATGATAAAAATTATGAATGGAATGAATCAACTCAGAGTTGGGTTGAATTTTAATTATTAGAGGACTATATTATGGCAACAGTAAAAGAAACAATCGAAGCATTAACGAATGAAAACGGATTTTCTTGGGGTATCAATAGTGTTATGGGTATCCTAAGACCTGGATGTTTATATGAACTGACAGCAGAAGGCGGTACATTCAGAATCACTCGTTGGGACGAAAACCAATGGAGCGAAACTGAACAGAAGTTTCTTGAACCACCGACTTCACAAGAGATTCGTGATGAGTATATTAGACAACAAACAATATCGGAATGTATTAAACATTTCACCGAACAGAGCAACTAAATAGACCATTAATAGGACATAAAAGTGGCAATTACCAAGGTCGTTCCTGCTGTCATCGCAGTAACCAATAATATTACATCCAATACTTTTGGATCGGCTAATACTATCCCATCATTTCAGATTGATGGTTCTGGTGTTATCGTTGCGGCTTCAAATACGGCAATTAGTTTAAGTGCCAACTCAGTAGCAAATAACCAATTTCAGACCGGTTCTGTTGAGAACTATATGAGAGCTCAAGGTAATGCTAGCGTATTTGCTGGTATGCGGAATAGAATTATTAACGGCGCCATGCAGATTGACCAAAGAAATGATGGTGCCGCTATTACACAATCAACTAGTGGAGTATATTCCGCTGATAGATGGAAAACTTATGGTGCTCAAGCTGCTAAATTTTCAATTCAACAAGATTCTTCCGCAAACACAGTTGCTGGATTTTCCAATTCATTAAAAGTAACTTCATTATCTTCTTATTCTGTTACCTCAACTGATGAGTTTGAAGTTTACCATTTAATTGAGGGTTACAATAGTGCTGATTTGGCATGGGGAACTGCTAGTGCTAAAACGGTAACTTTATCATTTTGGGTTCGTAGTTCTTTAACAGGAACTCATGGTGGTGCAATTAGAAATAATAGTGCTAATCGTTCTTATCCTTTCAGTTACACCATCGTTGCAGCTGATACTTGGGAACAAAAAATTATTACGATTCCTGGTGACCAATCAGGAACATGGGATAAAACCAACACAACAGGCATTTTAGTAATATTTAATTTAGGTGCTGGTTCTACGATGAGTGGAACTTCTGGTGCTTGGGCTGGTGCAAACTATACTGCACCAACTGGTGCAACATCAGTAGTTGGCACAAATGCTGCTACTTGGTATATTACAGGTGTCCAATTTGAAGCTGGTTCAACAGCAACTCCTTTTGAATATCGCCAATATACCACAGAGTTAGCTTTGTGTCAACGATATCTACCAATGTATAGATTCATAACTGGGCAAGAATTAGCAATAAACGGAATGACGTATGGTACAAATTACTCATTTCACGGAATTACACTTCCTGTGCAACCAAGAGTTGCTCCAACCGGAATAACATATACAGGAACACTTTCAAGCCTTGTGCTTTATGTTGGTTCAACTACACCTTCATTAATTGGACTTGTATTTTCAAGTGGATCAACAACTTATGCAACAATTAGATGTCAAGTAGCTCCTAGCAGTTTTAGTAATGCACAAGCGTGTATGTTAGCCAGTGAATTATCCGCTACATCAAAACTTTTATTTACAGGATGTGAACTATGATTAGTGTAAATTTTACAGGTTGGAAATATTATAAAGACCTAAGGACGAATCAAAACATTGGTATTGTTTCTTCAAATGGAAACGAATCACGACTGTTGAATGATCCAGAAGTTGTTGCTTGGCTTGCTGAAGGTAACACTCCAGAACCTGCTGACGAATAAGAGATAAATAAAAGACTACTATGCCTTTATCAAGAATAAACACTTTATCCATCGCAAATAATACAGTTCAAGCGGCTGACCTTGTTGCATACTCAATCACAGGTAATCTGATTGCAAATGGTACAGTTACTTCAGCACAAATTGCTAGTAACACAATTACTAGCACACAGATTGCTAATGGTTCAATATCGTTTGTTAATTTGGATGTAGCAACTGCTAATGGTACTGGCGCTTTAAAAATGCCAGTTGGAACAACTCAACAAAGACCTGGTGCTAATAGTGCTGGTTATATGCGTTACAATACTACATTAGGTTATCCTGAATGGTATGATGCTAATAATGCTTTATGGGTTTCTTTTACTGCAACATCTGGTGCATATACAGTTGATTATCTTGTTATTGCGGGTGGTGGGTCAGGCGGCGGTATTGGTGGAGGTGGCGCAGGTGGATATGTTGCTGCTTCTACAACTGTTATTGGTGGAACAGGATACTCAATAGTAATTGGTGGTGGCGGCGGCACTTCAACAAATCCTGCAGGAAGTCAAGGAACACCATCTACTGGTTTTGGTTCAACTGCTATTGGTGGTGGTTACGGAAATGGCGGTACAGGTGGTAATGGTGGTCCAGGCGGTTCAGGTGGCGGTGGCGGCGGAGATAGTGGAACTAACGGATCAGCTGGTTCAGGAACTCCAGGTCAAGGAAATCCTGGCGGTACTGCTCAAACATCAGGAACACAATTTGGTGGTGGCGGCGGTGGTGGTGCTGGTGCGCCAGGAAGCAACGCTCCAAATCTAACAACGGGTGGCGGCGGTGGAACAGGTGCAAACTGGCAGTCATTAGGAACATACTATGCTTCTGGCGCTGGCGGTGGTGCTTACAATTATAACAGCACAGGTGGTATTGGCCAAGGCGGAACAGGCGGCGGCGGTAACGGAGGTGTTAACGGAACTCCTGCTACAAACGGTACAACAAACACAGGTGGCGGTGGCGGAGGTCGAGGATTAACTAGTGCTGGTGCAGCTCAAGGTTCGGGTTCTGGTGCTGGTGGTTCAGGTCTTGCAATTGTTCGATACCTTGGATCCACACGAGGAAGCGGTGGAACAATCAGTTCAACTGGTGGTTATACTTATCACACCTTTACATCATCTGGCACATTTACGGCTTAAGGAATAAGAATGGCGCATTTTGCAAAAGTAGACCAAGGTAGAGTTATTAAAGTTATTGTAGCTGAGCCTGAGTTTTTTAATAATTTTATTGATACGGAACCAGGTGATTGGATTCAAACAAGCTATAATACTCATGGTGGTGTCCACTCATTAGGCGGAACGCCTTTAAGAAAAAACTTTGCTACAATTGGTGGAACATATGATGCATCAAAAGATGCTTTCATTCCACCTAAGCCATTTGCTTCTTGGACATTAAACAATACCACTTGTTTGTGGGAAGCACCAACAGAAATGCCAAAAGATGGCAAACGATATGATTGGAGCGAATCAACCCAAAATTGGAACGCTGTGGAATAAACGAGATAAATAAAAGAATATGTCATACTTAGGCCAACAAGCAGTCGCAGGAACATTTACATCCGAGTTCTTCTCAGGTACAGGTTCAGCAACCACATTTACACTATCTTACCCATACGGTAATGAAGCATCTTTATTGGTGTTCGTTTCTGGTGTAAAACAAAAAACAGATTCATATGCGGCCATAAATGGTCAAATCGTATTTTCTGAGGCACCTCCATCAGGTACCAGTAATATCGAAGTAATCTATTTGGGTCAACGAGTAATGACCAACCCATATCTTTCTGCCGATTCCTACGGAATCGTTAGGATTAACGCTAATATTCTAAATGAGAATGTGACGATTACTTCTGGTTATAATGCGTCATCTGCCGGGCCATTAACTGTGGCCAACAATGTTGTCGTAACAGTTTCCAATAATTCCACGTGGACAATAGTTTAAGGTAAAAAATGGCTGGCAAATTAATAATTGATACAATACAAACTGAAAGCACATTCCTTCAGATGAATGTTAGCAACACACGAGTTGCTACTATTAACGCATCCGGTATTTACAGTAATACCGGCACAAAAATGATTGGTTATGATGGCACTATCGGTGTTGCAACGATTGCTAATACTTCTATTAGCGGTGTAATTACTGGTTCACAAATTGCTAACGCATCAATTAATGCCGCTTTAATTACTAGTAACACAATTACTTCAACACAAATTGCCAATGGTTCAATTACTAGAGTTAGTTTGGATACTTTATCAGCAAACGGCACAGGTGCAATAATTCTTCCTGGTGGAACTGATGCACAAAAACCTGCTGGTGCTAACGGTGCATTTAGATTTAATTCTACAAACTCTGCATTAGAATTTTATGCTAACGGTGGTTGGAATACAGCTGCAGTTGCATCAATATTACCATCACAAATTTCCACTACTTGGTCTTATCCTGCTGTAGTAAATGCTGGATTATCAACAAACAGTATTGATGATTCAAATTATTATGGTGCTCGTATGGCAATTATTGATTCTGTTGGTACTTCTAGTTACGCTTCAGGATCCTATGAATATGGTATAGTTTCTAAGTATTCGATTAGAACTTCATCTAGTTATGATACTGTGATTCAATTATATGGATTTGGTGGAACAGCTTCAAGTTTTGCACAATCGAATGACCAATTTTTTCAATGGGGTGTAGAATGGTATGCTGCTGGCAGTTCATCAGTATTATCATCACAAACAAACTCAATGAACCAATCCAGTAGTAGTGCTCCTCCAAGCGGATATGCCGCTTGGTTTATGAACGCAGGAGTAGGAACAAACAGAACATGGCATTGGATGAATGGTGGTGGTGCGGCAGGCGGTAATGCAATTACTGGTACAAACCGAGAAGGAACTAGTAACTATGATTGGCCTAGCACCGCAGTATTAACTTTAGTCATTAAATCTGATACTGTTGGAATCAGTTCAAGAAGAATTGCTCTTTTTGTTAATGATACACAATTGTATAAATGGACAACAACAGTTCCTGTAGGAACAAACAATATTTATTGGTATTTTGGAAATGGATATCCAAATGGATCCGCAGCATCATGGCAAGCAGGTTTACCAAAATTTAGATATTCAAATTTAACTGTTCCAATTACTGTAACCTAAAAGAATAAAATGAGTTTATTTACAGAAACATTACACAAATTAGCAATCGCTAATGGATTAAGTTACATTTTTGATGGTGAAGAACCAACTACTGAAACCGAATTTAATGAAATTATTGAATGGCGTTCAGACGATAAAATTACTTGGGCAGAAGTTCAATCAGAAATGTGTAAAGCACAAAGAGCGGCTGAATATCCTTCTATTGAAGAGCAACTAGATACCTTATATCACGGCGGTTTGACTGAGTGGAAAGCTACAATCAAAGCTGTTAAAGACAAATATCCTAAAGAGTAAAATATGGCCGGAATTTTAAACGTAGATACACTAAAAGCAGATAGTAATCTTAAATTTCAAATTGCTTCTGCCAATGTGGCATTTATTGATTCTACTGGATTGAATGTCGTTAGTGGAAATTTAACTATTGCTGGTAATACTGTATCTCCATCTGCATTGAGTTTAGTCAATTCAGCATTTAATGCGAACGGAACAATTAACGCAGCTACTATTGCAAGTGTAAACGCAAACACTATTACAAGTGGCACTATTCCATCAGCAAGAATTCCAAGACTAGCTACATCAAATTTACCTGCAGGAACAGTATTACAATGTGTAACATCTGTTAGCACGACAACTTTTTCAAGTAGTACCGCATCATGGCAAGATATTGGAGTTTCTATAACATATACTCCTATTTCTGCAACAAGTGTAATTGTTGTTCAATTCATTGGTGCTTTTTGGCAAACTTCACAAAGCGCTTATTCAAGTGTTAGATTGGTAAATACTGGTGGAAATTCTAGTACCATAGGAACTTTTAGTGACATTTATTATACTGGTTCTGGAGCCATTTCTTGGGGTTTTCCATTAACAACATACTATACTTCTGGTACAACATCTTCTGTTACCACAAAAGTTCAAGTTTATCCAACAACTAATGGTATTTGGTTTAATAATAATTCAAACACAAATTCACCAGATGTTAGAAGTTCATTTGTAGTTTGGGAGATTGCAGCATAATGAAAGCACCATCAAAATTAGACGCTATTTTATCTTTAGTTCCTGGCGCACAAGTAGCTATTTACAATGAAGATACAATTGTATGGAATGACCCTACAACCGCACCTGTTACAAATAATCAAATAAATACTGAGTTAGCTAGACTTAATGCAATTTGGCAATATCAACATAAAAGAGCAGCTGAATATCCATCTATTGGTGACCAATTAGATGCGTTGTGGAAAGGCGGTTCTGCAGCCGAAGAAATGCTTGCTAAAGTGCAAGCTGTTAAAGACAAATATCCTAAAGAGTAATTATGGCCGGTTCAATTCAAATATCTTCGATTCAATTAGATTCAGATAACAACTTTAGTATTCTGAGTAATACTGGTACAACCCTATTATCTGCCAACAGTTCAGGTATCACTACTGGTATTGCTAACGGTTCTATTACTGCTGCTAAGATTGCAAGTAACACAATTACCACCGATAAGATTGTTTCCAATCCATCATTTTTAGGTAATGTAACTACAAGCGGAACAGGTTTCACACAGATTGCTTCTGGTACAACGGTACAGAGGCCAGTAACTGCCGCTAACGGACAAATTCGTTTCAACACAACTCTTGGAGTTAATGAAATTTACCAAGCGGGAGCTTGGCAGTCTTTTACATTTACTTATCCAGTTGAATATTTAATTATTGCTGGCGGTGGCGGCGGCGGAAATTATGGAAATCCAGGTGGCGGTGGTGGTGCTGGAGGATACCGAAGTTCTGTAAGTGGCCAATCTTCTGGTGGCGGAGGTTCCGCAGAAACTGCACTTAGTTTAACTGGTGGAACTACCTACACAGTAACCGTAGGAGCAGGAGGAGGAGCGTCAACCAATGGAAACGATTCTTCTTTTTCTGGTACTGGAATAGCAACAATTACATCAGTCGCAGGTGGTAAAGGTTCAACAGGATCACCTGCGGGTAGTCCTGGAGGTTCTGGCGGAGGTGGTAACTATAATTCGGGTTCTCCAGGCGGGTCTGGAACAGCAGGTCAAGGTTATGCTGGTGGTTCTGGTGGTGGATATTCTGGACCAACCAATCTATATACATCAGGTGGGGGTGGTGGTGCAGGTGCTGTAGGCGGAAATGGAAATTTAGGTGCTTCAACTGCCGGTAATGGCGGCGTTGGCGTTTCATCAAATATTACAGGCTCTGCTGTCTTCCGAGCAGGTGGTGGAGGCGGCGCAGTATATGGCTCTGGAACAGCAGGAAGTGGCGGTAATGGAGGTGGCGGTGCCGGTGGAGCATTAGGTACTGCTGCTGGTTCTGGAACTACTAATACTGGTGGTGGAGGCGGTGGTGGTGAAGTAAACTCTGGCACAGGTTCAGGTGGTTCAGGAGTTGTAATTATTCGCTATCTTGGTTCTCAGCGTGGAACAGGCGGAACAGTTACATCCGCTGACGGATATACTATCCACACATTCACATCATCTAGCACATATACGGCTTAAGGAATAATTATGGCACATTTTGCAAAAGTAGACCAAGGTAAAGTTATTAAAGTGATTGTGGCGGAAGCTGAATTTTTTAATTCATTTGTGGACACAAGTCCAGGTGAATGGATCCAAACTTCATACAATACATATGGCAATCAACATAAATTAAATGGCACACCTTTGCGTGGTAACTATGCTTGTGTTGGTTACACATATGACCGTGAACATGATGTGTTCTATGCACAACAACCTTTTCCTAGTTGGACATTAAATCAAACTACTTGGTTGTGGGAAGCACCAACACCATATCCAACGGATAATAAAGTATATAATTGGAATGAATCTACTCAAAGTTGGGACAAAGTAGAGTAAGTATTCATATACTCAATAGAAGCCACCTTCGGGTGGTTTTTTTGTAGCTATCAATACCCAATTAGACTAAATAGAGAATAAACATAGTCAGAGTTAAGGAGAATTATCATAGCTGCTTTCACGGAAATCCTCATCGAGCAAGGAGCCAGCTTCTCCACCACAATCAATGTTTCAGATAGTGCTGGTGCTGCAATCAACCTTTACGGTTATACTGCTTCTTCCCAAATGCGTAAGTCGTTTTACGCAACATCAAATACAATCATTTCAGCAACAGTCACCGGTAATGCAAACGGAGAAATTACTCTGTCTATGACTGCTGCTAATACTGCAAACTTAACTCCTGGTCGCTCCGTGTTTGACCTCTTAATCACAGCTCCTAGCGGAATCAAAACAAGAGTTGTTGAGGGCATCATTGTTATTTCGCCTGGAGTTACAAGATAATGGCAGTAAATGTCAGAGTTGGTAACAGTAGTGGAATTGGTCAAGTTGTAGTAAATCAACAAACACGCACTACTGTAGCTGCACAAAATTTTAAACCAAAACCTAATGTTGCATTAGCTGAATTAACAGACTTGAATGTTGCTGGTGTTCAAGACAAGCAAGTTATTCAGTATGATTCTGCAACAGGTAAGTTTATAGCAAATACAATTTCCGCAACGGTTACATCCGTTAACGGTGGCGCATTTTAATGGCAAATACATTAATACAATTAAAGTCGTCCACATCTAATGCTTCACCAACAGTATTGGATGTTGCAGAACCGGCGTATTCGTATGTAAGTAATACCCTGTTCATTGGTACTGCCGGTGGTAATGGAGTATTGCCAGTCGGTGGTAAATTTTATGTTGACCAGCAACAAGTAATTTTTAATACTGCAAATTCAGCCTATGCAGCTGCAAATTCAGTAAATATCACATCAATTCAAGGCGGTACTTTCTAAAGTACCGTAAAATATAAATAGAGAGTAAGTCCCACTAGAGGAATAATAATGGCAAACACCACAATCCAACTAAAATATTCTACCACGACAGCGACACCGACATCGTTAAATGTGGCAGAACCAGCGTATTCTTACTCAAGTAATACGCTCTTCATCGGCTCACCATCTGGTACAGGTTCAATTGCCATTGGCGGTAAGTTCTACTTAGACCAGCAAGCGACAATCTATACTCGTGGAAATTCAGCATTTGATGCTGCTAACTCTGCGGGTTCGTATGCTAATGCGGCCTTCGCAGCTGCTAACTCTGCGGCTCTTTCCACTGGTGCATATGCACAGGCAAACGCAGCTTTCAATACCGCTAATGCGGCTTTCTTACAAGCGAATACGCCAAGTTATGTAGCAAACTCTGCCGCTAGTTACGCTAACGCAGCCTTTGCAACTGCTAACTCTGCAGGTTCATATGCTAACGCCGCTTTTGCTGCAGCTAACTCAGCAAGTTCATCAGGAACTTCTGCTGGTTCATATGCCAACTCTGCGTTTAATACTGCTAATGCAGCTTTCTTACAGGCAAATACTCCGAGTTACACAGCAAACTCTGCTGCCTCATATGCTAACTCAGCATTTACTCGTGCTAACAATAGTATCAACGCAAATACTGGCGGTACAATTACTGCTGACTTGGTTATTACTGGTAACTTGACAGTTCAAGGTAATACAACTTATGTTGATACAAAAACAATTACAACAGGCGATTCATTAATTCACCTTGCCAATAATAATACGGCAGGTGACACAGTTGATATCGGCTTCTACGGAACATATAACTCAGGTGGTCAGAAATATACCGGTCTTGTAAGACAAGCTGGTGCAAACTACTTCTTGTTCCAAAACTTAACTAGTGACCCAACTGCAAACGTTCTTGCTCCTGGCTCACTAACTGCTGCCAACACAGGCACATTGACTGCTAATTTAACATCATACTCTGTTACAATTAACGGTCAAGACATTAACCTCTATACAACAAATGCTTATACACAGGCAAATACAGCTGCAACAAACGCATTAAGTGCTGGTTCATATGGTAACTCCGCATTTGCAGTTGCCAATTCAGCCGCAAGTTATGCTAACTCTGGTTTCATTGCAGCTAACTCTGGTTTTGCAGTCGCTAATTCTGCGGCTTCTTATGGCAACTCTGCATTTGCAGTTGCTAATAGTGCTGCTAGTTACGCTAACTCAGCATTTGCTACCGCAAACAATAGTGCTGGTGTTAACACAACACAGAACAATAGTATTACTGCCGCTTTTGCAGCTGCTAATGCTTCATTCATTGTTGCAAACGGTGCCGCTTTTGTTGCTAATACTGACTACACCAACTTAACAATCTCTGCTGGTAACTACGGTACTGCATCGGCAGTCGCTTCGTTTAAAGTTGAGGCAAATGGTCGTATCAGTTCTGCTAATAACACTTCGATTGCAATTGATGCTTCCGCAGTTACTTCTGGCACACTAGGTGTACCAAGAGGTGGTACTGGTGCCGGCACATTTACAAACAATGGTGTTCTGTTAGGCCAAGGTACATCTGCATTTGCAACCGCATCATCTTCTACTGAAGGTCATGTCTTAACAATCAATAGCTCTGGTGTTCCTACCTTTGCTATGATTTCTGGTGGAACATTTTAATTAATCATGGTGAATAGGAGTTATTATGAGTGTGGAGTTTTCAAATGCTTATCAAGAGGTTCTGCTTGAGAATTTAGACGCTATTCTTAAGCAGAATTTTATGTTTCAAGCAAGACTAAAATTGCTTGAAAAAGAAGCAAACTTTAAGACAGAATTGCAGGTAAAATTAGATGATGTTACAGCAAAATACCAAGAAGCTTTAGAGCAAGTTGGTGCAGCTGAACAGTATAGGGTTCAAGCATCAAGTAATGATGCGATTGTCCAAGAAAAAAGTAGGATTCAATCCGCTTTGAATGATACCATGCGAGAGCTTGGTACAACAAAAGGTGCATTAGAGGGAAGTCAGGCAGAAGTCAAAGAACTGAAATCTCGAATTGCAGAGTTGGAAAAATTAATTCCACCTGCACCTAAAGCGCCAGCAAAAAAGACTACTGTAAAAACTGAAGAAAAGAAGCCTGATGATTCTGCCTCAACTGACCTATTTAAAATAAAGGTAGATGACGGTAGTTCATTCTAATGGCAAATACAGTAATACAACTTAGAAATTCAACGGTAACAGGTAATGTTCCGTCATCGTTAGCAAACGGTGAAATTTCCATCAATAGTCGTGATGGAAAGTTTTTCTATTCCACGCCAGCAGGCGCAGTCATCACCCACTATCCTTATTTGGGTCCAGCAGGTCTCAATAAGGAAATTCAATTTAATGATAGTGGAACTTTAGGTTCAAATTCAGGCCTAGCATTTGACAAATCAACCGGTTATTTAACTTCAACATTATTAAGAAGTAGTCAATCTGCTGGTGATGAAGGTGGTCAATTAGATTTAGCTACTGCCGCAACAAATAATACACTTGTTGGCGGTTTTGTTAACATTGATATTTTTCAAAATAAATTAAGAATTTTTGAATCTGGTGGAACAAATCGTGGTGTTTATATTGATTTGGCCAATGGTGCTTCATCTGGAGTTGGAACAAATCTATTAACGCCATCGTCATCTACTGATGGTTGGTCACGAAATCAAGCCAATGCGGCCTTTTTACAGGCCAACACTCCAAGTTATACTGCTAATTCAGCGGCATCATATGCTAACTCTGCATTTGCTACTGCTAACTCTGCCGCTAGTTACGCAAACTCAGCATTTTTAGCAGCTAATACTCCAAGTAATGTGGCAAATAGTGCCGCATCATATGCTAACTCCGCATTTGTAAAAGCAAACTCAGCCTTTATTGCTGCTAATGCGGCCTTCATTAGAGCAAACAACTCACTAGATGCTAATAACGGCGGTACTGTTAACGGCACAATTACCGCAAACTCGTTTATTACAACAGGCAGTTTTGGTAATATTCAAGGCGCAAATGCCATCTTTGCAAATACTTTTATAGCCAACACAGGCGGCTATATTCAGTTTTCGGATGGGTCAAAACAATATACTGCAAACGCTGGTTCAGGTGGTGGCGGTGGCGGAACTACCGATTGGGGTTTCGGTATTATCTATACCGCAAACAACAATACATATGCTAATGCAGCCGCTGCAAATTCGCAGGTTAATTTTGTAGGTGAAAATGGCACAGTTGTTTATGCTAATGCAACAACAAAAACAATCACTTTTGCAGGTACTCCAGGTTTACAAGGTTTGACAGTAGATTATGGATATGTTTCTGCACCAACATATTACTCAATAGATTACGGTTCATTAGCGTAATTTGGAACAACTATAAATAACTATTATGTCAACACAAGTTCAATTTAGGCGAGGTAATACAGCACAGACCAGCACATTTACTGGTGCTTCTGCTGAAATTACCGTAGATACAGATAAAAAGACGATAGTTGTCCACGATGGGTCAACTGCCGGTGGTTTTGCTTTAGCTCGTGAAAGTGCATTAACCGCAAATAGTCAATTAGCACAAGCTGCATTTAATACTGCCAACGCTTCGTTTAATACTGGAAATGCAGCTTCTGCTGTCGCAAATACTGCCAATTTTAATGCTAATGCAGCCTTTAATACTGCTAATGCTGCTTTTACAACTGCTAATAATGCATTTACAAGTTCTAATGGCACAATTGCGTGGTCTACTGCCAATAGTTCAGCGTCATATGCTAACTCAGCATTTGTAACTGCAAATTCTGCTGGCGTATATGCCAATGCAGCCTTTGCGGCAGCCAACGCAGCTACTGCTACTGATACTACACAAAATAATTCTATTACGGCCGCTTACGCACAAGCAAATGCTGCCTTTACTGTTGCTAATAATGCTGTAACTAGTTCCAATGGAGCAATCATTTGGGCAACTGCTAATGCAGCTTTTGCAGCTGCTAACTCAGACTTATATTCGCAAGCAACTGCCAACGCAGCCTTCTTACAAGCAAATGCCGCCTTCACAGTAGCAAATGCAGCCTTTACTAGTGCAAACGGAACGATTGCGTGGAATACTGCTAATGCTTCATTTTTACAGGCAAACGCAGCCTTTACTGTTGCTAATAACGCACTCACTAGTTCAAATGGTTCTATTGCATGGTCAACTGCAAACTCTGCTGGTTCATATGCCAACTCTGCGTTCTTACAGGCAAACACACCAAGTTATGTAGCAAACTCCGCAGCTAGTTATGCTAACGCAGCATTTGCAACTGCCAATTCAGCAGGTTCATATGCTAATGCAGCCTTTGCAGCTGCTAACTCTGCTAGTGCTACTGACACAACGCAAAACAATTCTATTACTGCTGCTTTTGCGGCAGCTAATGCGGCTTTCTTGCAAGCTAATACTCCGAGTTATATTGCCAACTCAGCTGCAATTTATGCTAATGGTGCATTTACTCGTGCTAACAATGCTTTAAATGCCAACACAGGCGGTACAATTACTGGTGATTTAAGTATTACAGGTAACTTGACTATTAGTGGCAACACAAGTTATATTGACACTAGAACAATTACAACGCAAGATTCGTTAATTAGACTTGCTAATAATAATATTGTTGGTGATGTATTAGATATTGGTTTTTATGGTGTTGCTAATACTGCTGGTTCATCTGCACCAACTTATCAAGGCTTGGTAAGAAATGCTGGTGCAAATACTTTCTTCTTATTTAAAGGATTAACTGCTGATCCTTCTGCAAATACTCTTGCAGCTGGTTCAATTACACCAGTTAATACTGCAACTTTAATTGCAAACGTTCAAGCGTATTCTATTACAAGCAATGGTGTTGATGTATTTGTTTATACCACAAATGCTTATACACAGGCAAATACGGCTGCGACAAATGCAACTAATGCTGGTACATATGCCAATGCCGCTTTCTTACAAGCAAATACTCCATCGTATGTTGCAAACTCAGCAGCTTCTTATGCCAACTCTGCTTTTGTAACTGCGAACTCCGCTGGTGTTTACGCTAATGCGGCCTTTGCAGCTGCCAATGCGGCTACTGCAACTGATACGACACAGAATAATAGCATTACGGCTGCTTTTGCAACTGCCAACGCAGCCTTCTTACAAGCAAATACTCCATCATATACTGCTAACTCAGCAGGTGCATATGCTAACGGCGCTTTTGCACAGGCCAATGCTGCCTTTACAGTTGCAAATAGTGCCTTTACAAGTGCTAATGGCACGATTGCATGGAACTCAGCTAACGCTTCATTTTTACAGGCAAACGCTGCCTTTACAGTAGCTAACAATGCTTTAACTGCATCTAACGGCTCAATTATTTGGGCAACTGCTAACGCAGCCTTTGCAGCCGCAAATAGTGATTTGTATTCACAAGCGACTGCCAATGCAGCCTTCTTACAAGCAAATGCGGCCTTTACTGTTGCTAATGCAGCCTTTACTTCAAGTAATGGTTCAATTGCCTGGTCAACTGCTAACTCAGCTGCTTCTTATGCTAACTCAGCGTTTACTGTTGCCAATAATGCACTAACATCAACAAATGGTTCTATTGCATGGGCAACGGCTAATGCGGCCTTCACTCGTGCTAACAACTCATTAAATGCTAATAACGGTGGTACAGTTGCTGGTATAGTTTCAATTTCAAATACAACTATATCAACAGGAAACAATACTGGTGCATTAACAGTTGCAGGTGGTTTTTCTGCAAACGGTAATTTATATACCGGTGCTTCTATTTACGCTTGGAATGATGTTATTGCTGGTCTACAAGATGGCCCAACATTAGGTGGTGCAACAAATCCAATTATTGCTGCTATTGGTAATACTGACCAATACATTCAAACATATACAATCAACTATGCAAATACAGCAAACGCTTCTGCTGACTTAGTTGCATATCCAAACAATGGTAATGATTCGAATGGTTGGATTGATATGGGTATTACAAGTAATGCTTATGCTTGCACCGCATATTCAATTACTGGCCGTAACGAAGGTTACTTGTTTATGTCTGCGCCTGGTGGTTCAGGCACTTCTGGTAATTTGGTTATTGCAACAGATTCAACCGGTATATACAATACGATTGAGTTTGTAACTGGTGGGTTTGCAAAAGGCAAATCAAATTCAAATGTAAAAATTACATCTGCTACATCAGCAACATCAAACATTACTGGTTCTTTACAAGTAGTTGGTGGTATTGGTGTTAAAGGTAATGTGGCCGCAGACGGTATTATATTCCCTGACAATACAAGACAAACAACAGCTGCTTCTGGTGGCGCAACACTCGGTGATGTGTTGGCACTAGCAATCGCATTAGGATAAAAAATGGCAAAACCAAAATCAAGAGCAGAACTCGCACTTTATTGTAAAAGAAAACTTGGTTTTCCTGTCATTGAAATTAATGTGGATGACGACCAAGTAGATGACCGCATAGACGAAGCATTACAATTCTTTGAAGATTACCACTTTGATGGTACTGAAAAGATTTATATGAAACATCAAATTACGGCAGAAGATATTAATCGCCGTTGGATTTACGCACCTGATGCCGTTACATTTGTAACTGGTGTGTTTCCATTTGATGCTTCAAATGCTTCAGTCAATATGTTTGACTTGCGTTATCAATTACGCTTGCATGACCTTTACGACTTTACATCAGTAAGCTATGTTTCATATGAAATTACTATGCAACATATTCGTACCTTAAACCTATTGTTTTCTGGTACACCACAGTTTAGATTCAATCGTAAACAGAATAAAGTATTCCTTGATATTGATTGGGCAAGAGATTTAATACCAGGTCAATATGTTATTATTGAATGTTATCGCACATTAAATCCATCTACTATTACTTTAACTGGTACTTGTGCAACAACAGCTAATGCAAATACAGTAGTTGGTACTGGTACAATTTTTGACCAAGAAGTTTTAGAAAACGACTTCATTACATTTGGTACAGAAACATTACAGATTGACAAAATTAATTCACCAACATCTATCACAGTTCGTGGTCCATTCACATCTACACAATCTGGTGTAAGTATGACTGCTGCTGGTTATTCTGATATTTGGAACGATAGATTTTTAAAATTATATGCTACTGCATTAATTAAATACCAATGGGGTAGCAATCTTAGTAAATTTGCTGGCATACAATTGCCAGGTGGTATTACACTTGATGGTCCTCGCATTATGCAAGAAGCACAGGCTGAAATTGATAAACTAGAAGAACAAATCCATGTTATCAATGTGTTGCCTGGCGAAATTATGATGGGTTAATCGTGAATGTCCACAAATTTTTATTTCAATAACTATCCAATAACTCAGGTTACCAGTGAGCAATTACTGGTGGAAGACCTTGTTATTGAGGCTATGCAAATCAATGGCATGGATGTTTATTATCTTCCAAGGTCAACTCGTGATTCAGGCGGAGTTGATATGTTGTATGGCGAAGATACATTAAAAACCTACACATCAGCATATCCAATTGAAATGTATATGGAAGATGTTTCTGGTATGGAAGGCGAAGGTGATTTTATCTCTAAATTTGGTTTAGAAATTCGAGATGAAATGACTTTGCTTATGTCCCGTAGAAGATTTATGGCAACAGTAAACAAACATCGACCATATGAAGGCGACTTAGTTTATGTTCCATTACTACAAAACTTTTTTGAAATTACTTTTGTAGAACACGAAAATCAACAAGCAATGTATTATACATTAGGCCGTGGTCGTGGTGGTAATGTATATGTTTATGCTTTAAAAATGAAACAGTTTGTATTTTCTACTGAAGTTATTCAAACTGGTATTGCAGAGATTGATGACCAAATTAGAGATTCTTATCCACGCACTCGCTTTACATTACAAGCAGGTGGTTCTGGTGCATATGTTCCTGATGAAATTGTGTTTATAAGTCCTGATGCCACATTGGCAAATAGTACCGCACAAGCAATTGTTCACAACTATGTTGTCGGTTCTTCATTAGATGTTTATAGAACCATTGGTACCTTTGGCTCTGGTTCATTAAGAGGCAACACAAGCGGTGCTATTTGGACATTGAATACTGTTTCTGATACTGCCACAATGGATAATGCATTTGAAGATGTTGTTGATAATAATCGTATTGAAACTGAATCTGATTCTATTCTTGATTTCACAGAACATAACCCATTTGGTGAAGCCTAATGTTAAGTAATCCACATTTCTATAATCGTACCATTCGTAAGATTGTGGTGGCTTTTGGCACTATGTTTAATGATGTGCAATTGGTTCGGTATTCTAAAGATGGTTTAACATCATATGAAATAACCAAAGTTCCGTTATCATATGGTGCTAAAGAAAAATACATGACCCGTATTACATCGGATCCAACACTTACAAAATCTATTGCAACACTTGTACCTCGTATGAGTTTTGATTTGGTTGGAATGACATATGATTCCAGTAGAAAACAACAAACTACAATGCAAAATTTTGGATATAGTTCTGGTAAATTTGCCAAACAATATGTTCCTATTCCTTACAATTTTGATTTTAATTTGTCCATCTATGTTCGTAATACAGAAGATGGTACACAAATTTTAGAGCAAATACTTCCATTCTTTACACCAGATTTTACAGTTACGGTTGATTTTATTGGAAAAATGGATCAAACTTATGATATGCCTGTTTTACTCAACTCAGTAAGTCCTGAAATTGATTATGAAGGCGATTTTATGGCCACTCGTTTGATTGTTTGGAATTTAACATTTACTGCAAAAGCATATATTTGGCCACCAGTTTATTCTAATGACGATAAAGGTTTAATTAAACAAGCTAACACAAACATATATACTGACCACACAGATTTAAGTGCTCAAAGAGTGTATGTCAACTATTCAACTGGTAAAGGTGTTTATACCACAGGTGAAGATATTACAGTAGATGCCAAAGGCATTACAGGTAAAGTTTTATACTTTAGTAATACTGCAACTGGTGTTTTGGTGTTAACCGATTTAAGTGATAGAGTAAGTGCCAATGATGTAGTCAATGGTGTTTATTCTAATGCTTCATTTAAAATCAGTAGTGTTGATTCAAGTTTGGCAAAAACAGCCATTGTTATTGATAAGGTAAAACCATCTACTGCAAATGTAAATGAACCATATGGATTTGAAGAAACTTTTATTGAATGGCCTAATACTTTGATATGAAAAAACTAAATGATAATTTGTCTGAAATTTTTGACATCGAACCACTAGAAACTACACCATCTTTGCCTGTTGCAACACAGGTTACGGAGATTGTGGCTGGTGATGAGGTTGAAACAGATGCCGCTTTGGCCAGAAAAAATATTAAATCTTTACTAGATAAAGGTAACGGTGCTATTGACAACCTATTGTTGGTTGCACAAGAATCTGAACACCCTAGAGCATATGAAGTTGCCGCCAATTTTATTAAAACATTGGCAGATTTAAATAAAGATTTGTTGGAAGTGCAAAAGAAAAAGTCTGATTTGCGTCCAACGCAAACAACAAACCAATCAATCAATGTAGAAAAGGCAGTTTTTGTCGGTTCTACGGCAGAATTATTGAAACAAATTAGAGAGAATAAATAAGGTCATGGAAACATTAATTCAACAACTTAAAGTAATTTTAGGTACTAACTTTGCGTTATACTTAAAAATCCACAACTATCATTGGAATATTGAAGGCTCAAACTTTCCACAATACCATGATTTTTTAAATGATTTTTATAATGCTGTGTGGTTACAAACAGATGATATTGCTGAGAAGCTTCGTCAATTGAATGTTTATGTTCCTGGTTCTATGGAAAGATTCTTAGAGTTATCAGATATTCAAGAAGCATTAACTGTTCCTGATGCTATGACAATGATGAGAACATTAAAAGAAGATAATGACCGTTACATTGTTCATCTTCGTGCAGGCATTGTTGCTGCTGACCAAGGAAACGAACCAGCTATTGGTAATTTTTTACAAGACCTTCTTGGTGCCCATCAGAAGAAAGCGTGGATGTTGAGAAGTATTACTAAGTAATATTGAATGATTAATAATGGTTATAATGGTAATGCAAGTCTAAAACGAGCCGGTATAGAAATATCCTATACCGAGGAACAGATTTTAGAAGTTGCAAAGTGTGCTGAAGATCCTGTATATTTTATTGATAATTACTGTTACATTGTAACACTAGACCATGGTATACAGCCATTCAAACTCTACGATTGCCAAAAAGAAAAAATTAAATTAATCCATGATAACCGAAAGGTTATTCTTATGGAAGGTCGTCAGCAAGGTAAAACTACTTCTGCTGCCGCATACATTCTTTGGTATACTCTATTCCAAGATTCTAAAACTGTAGCCGTTCTTGCTAACAAAGCATCAACTGCTCGTGAAATTATGTCACGGTACCAGTTAATGTTTGAGCATTTGCCAGCATGGATGCAACAAGGTATTAAGACATGGAATAAAGGTGACATTGAATTAGAAAATGGTTCGATTGTTTTTACAGCTGCAACGACTGCTGCTGGTATTCGTGGTAAATCCGTTAACTTATTGTATATTGACGAAGCCGCAATTATTCCAAATACTGTTGCTGATGCGTTTTTTACTGCGGTATATCCAGTTATTTCTGCTGGTCAGACCACAAAGATTCTGATTACTTCAACACCACTTGGTTATAATCACTTTTGGAAATTTTGGAATGATGCGGTTAATGGCAATAATGACTTTGTGCCAATGTTCATTCCATATTCTAAGATTCCAGGCAGAGATGAGAAGTGGGCTTTAGAACAACGCAGACAACTAGGTGACTTAAAATACAACCAGGAAGTTCTGTGCAAGTTCCTAGGTTCGTCCCTTACATTAATCAACTCGGACACTATCGAATATATGTCGACCTGTCCAACAGTCTATTCCAAAGATGGGTTAGATTTGTATGATTATCCAGTTAAGGGTGAAAGAAATGATAATGAGGAACTAATCAAGAAGCCTCATAGTTATGTTATTGTTGCCGATACTGCCAAAGGTGTTGGTGGTGACTACTCTGCTTTTGTGATTATAGATATTACAGAGGTTCCTTATAAGTTAGTTGGTAAGTATAGAGATAATAAGATTGCACCTATGCTCTATCCAAGTATTATACATAAGGTGGCTAAAGACTATAATATGGCATATGTTTTGATTGAGATTAACTCCTCAGAACAAGTTGCACATATTATGCACAATGAACTAGAATACGAAAACATTGTTTTTGTAAATAGAAACACTAAGAGTGGCCAGATTGTTTCTGGTGGTTTTGGTGGCGGTAAAACACAGTTGGGTGTTCAAACCGACAAGAGAGTAAAACGAATTGGTTGTTTTACTTTTAAGGCATTAGTAGAAGAAAAGAAACTTTTGATTACCGATGCTGACATAATTTCAGAGATATCAACCTTCATTCAGGTAAGAGATAGCTATGAAGCTGATGATGGTTATCACGATGACTTAGTAATGCCATTGGTGTTGTTTAGTTGGTTAACAACCAACCCTTACTTTAAAGAGTTAAACAATGTCAATCTCCGTGAAGCAATGTACCAAGAAAGAATAAAACAAATCGAAGAAGATGTGGTTCCGTTTGGATTTGTATTGACAGGAACCGAAGAAGAATATGATGTAGATTCTGGTGATGTATGGCGGCAAGATAGGGGTGATTCAGACAAACCTCAACTTCCAGCCGGTTACCTAACCTCAAATCTATAAAAAACTAAATAGTCTATAAAGAAAAAATTGACCCGTAAACTAAGGAGAAATCCATGGCATTTCAGCTATCACCTGGGGTAAATGTATCAGAAATCGACCTGACTACAATTGTCCCTTCCGTTGCCACTTCAATTGGTGGCATTGCTGGTAATTTCAATTGGGGTCCAGTAAATGAAGTCGTTACCGTGTCTAATGAGGTTCAACTCGTTAGTCGCTTCGGTAAGCCAGACAATACAAATAATGAATACTGGTTCTCAGCTGCAAACTTCCTTGCATATTCAAATAATTTAAAAGTAGTTCGTGCCGCAAACACAACTACAACTCTTAATGCTACTGCTAACGCATCTGGTATTTTGATTAAAAACAACGATGATTATATTTCAAACCGTGAAACTGCAACTAACACAACTTATGGTCCTTGGGCTGCTAAGTATGCTGGTGCATTGGGTAACAGTTTGCGTATTTCAGTTTGTCCATCAACACAAGCATATTCTGCTAACTTAACTGTTACAGATAATATGCGTTCTAATGCTGCTTCTATTGGTGATACTGTCATCAATATTAACGGTACCGCAACTGCAAATGCTAACGTTGTTGCAGGCGATTTAATTTCTGTTGACAACGGTTCAACATACATTCGTGCAGCTTCTGTAAATGCAACTGCAATTGTATTATCTACCGCTATTTCAAATGCTGTAACTGCAAACACACCAATCTTGCGTAAATGGCAGTATGCTGGTGACTTTGGTGTTGCTCCAGGCACTTCATCTTATGTATCAGACAAAGCTGGTTCTGGTGACGAAATGCACATTATTGTTATTGACGAAGATGGTAAATTTACTGGTGTTGCTAACACAGTATTGGAAAAATATGCTTTCGTTTCTAAGGCATCTGATGCTTCTAATAACGATGGTTCTGCAAACTACTACAAGACAGTCATCAATACTCAATCACAATATGCATGGTGGTTAGGTCATCTACCTGGTTCCGTAAATTGGGGTAATACTGCTTATGGCATTACTTTCACTAATTTGAATAATGCATATTCAACATCATTGAGTGCTGGTGTAGATGGTACAATTGGTAACTCAGAAATCACTACATCTTTTGGATTCTTTGCTAATCCAGATGTTGTTGATGTTTCATTGTTGATTACTGGTCCAGGCAACGCTACTGTTGCAGCATCTGTTATTGCTACTGCCGAATCACGCAAAGATGTGTTGGTGTTTGTATCACCAACTAAAGCATCTGTTGTTAATAATGCTGGTGCAGAATCAACTTCTATTCTTGCTTTCCGTGCAGGTCTAACAAGTTCTTCATATGCAGTATTAGATTCAGGTTACAAATATCAATACGACAAATACAACGATGTATACCGTTGGATTCCATTGAATGGCGATATCGCTGGTACTTGTGCTCGCACAGACCTTGAGCGTGATCCATGGTATTCACCAGGCGGTTTAAGTCGTGGTGTTATTAAGAATGTTATCAAGTTGGCATACAATCCAAACAAAGCTGAAAGAGATAACTTGTATGTTCAAGGTATCAATCCAGTTGTAACATTTCAAGGTGAAGGCACAATTCTATTTGGTGACAAGACCATGTTGAGCAAACCATCCGTGTTTGACCGCATCAATGTTCGCCGTTTATTCATTGTATTAGAGAAGTCAATTGCTCGTGCAGCTCGTTCAACAATGTTCGAATTCAACGACCAATTTACTCGTGCTCAGTTCGTTAATTTGGTAGAACCATTCTTGCGTGATGTTCAAGGACGCCGTGGTATTACCGACTTCCGTGTAGTGTGCGACACAACAAACAATACTGCTCAAGTAATTGATAGTAACCGTTTTGTTGGTGACATCTACATCAAACCAGCACGCTCAGTCAACTTCATCCAACTTAACTTTGTGGCAGTCCGCACAGGCGTTTCGTTTGAAGAAATTGTTGGCCGCTTCTAATAAATAGAGAGATAGGAGAAACAAATGGCATTTAATGTAAATCAATTCCGCTCTCAGATGACTGGAGACGGTGCTCGCCCAAATCTATTTGAGGTGAGTATGCCGTTTCCTGGATTTTCAAATCCAGGTGACGCTCAACAGAAGTTGACCTTTATGTGTAAGACTGCTCAATTGCCAGGTACGACAGTAGGTGTTGTACCTGTTCAATACTTTGGCCGTGAGTTGAAGTTTGCAGGCAACCGCACATTCCAAGACTGGACAATCACAGTTATCAATGACGAAGATTTCGTTGTTCGTAATGCTTTCGAAAGATGGTTAAATGGTATTAACAGCCATGCAACCAACATTCGCAATCCATTAGCTCAATCACCTTCTAGTTATACTGTTGATTCAGAAGTAACACAGTTTGGTAAAAATGGCGCAACTTTGAAGAAGTATAAATTCTTAGGTGTGTTTCCAACTGATGTAGCTCCAATTGATGTTGATTGGGGTTCAAACGATACAATTGAAGAATTTACCGTAACTCTGTCCTACCAATGGTGGGAATCAGCTGATACTGGTGTTGTGTAATAAGAAAGGCTTCGGCCTTTCTTTACTCTTTAGGATGATAAATTTATGGCGGTAAAACTTTTTGGATTCACCTTAGGTAAAAAGGATATTGTTCAGGTAGAGAAACCTGAACAAGCTTCTTTCGCACTTCCAACCGAAACCATTGATGATGGTGCGGTTACTATTAC